AGTTCAAGTGTATTCATTTTCTTTTTTCCATAAAAAACGGCAGCGCATCAGTCCCACGAAGACGGATGCACTGCCGATAAAGGTACAAACCTTTTCCTCTCGCGATTCGTGGTCGCACAGGAAAAGATCCGGTGAGCAAACTATAGCACCATCAAAACATTTCCACCTAACTTTTTCGGCGGACATGCAAAATTACTGCATACCCATCCCCGCTCAACATTTTCCACTCCAATCGTAAAGTTTCCGCCAATTCTCGTATGCATCAAATGGCGTCGGCCCGGTGGCCCAAGTTAATCCGCGACGGCAGACCCACTTACCTAGGAATAAATTGTATCTCAGTTTGATTTGCATGCTCAGCGCTCACTATGAAAACGAGTTGATCCGCATTGGCATACTGGAACCTTGTCGTGACGACCCTGAAAGACGCCACACCGAACGCATGCATATCGCAGCGCTGTCGGGCTAACTTGGTGCTGTGTGGCGATTGTGCCGCCTTTAATTGCGCGGTCTTGATTCCATGCGGAGTGGTAATTGATGATATTTTCCATTTCTTTTTCCCTTTCCTTGGTGCTTGGCAATTTTGCCATGGCCTTCATTGAAATTGTTATTCCGTCTCTTGGTCGTGCCATTTCATCCGCCATGTTCAATTAATTTTTTCATTCTTTCCATCGCATCATAAGCTTGATTGGTTAATTCAAACTTTTCCTCTTCATTGATATATGGTACACAAATAAATCCGATGCCGGCCTTCATGTATGCTGACGCGGATTCCATTGCTTGCCGCAGTTCCGGTGTTGGTGCTCTTTGCATTTTATTGCTCCTTACCAAGTTTTGCAGCCACATGTGCGGCATAGTCTGCGGTGAATTGTTCGCGGGATAGCGGGGTACGCCAGTCAGATGCTAAGTCAATAACATCAGGCAGATCTTCGCACAGATAAGAGCCCCCACTAAACCATGATTTATCTTTTGATAAATCTGGAATATCGCTGTATTGAGACAAGACTCTGTATTCATCATCCCCATCCTGCGCAATAAACTTACACTCAGGATGCAAATCCTCAGGCGTTACGCCGGAATTTATTAAAATTTGTGATAGTTTCATTTTGTTACCTCTTTCCAGATTTTCCATCCGCCACCAGCAGGGCACTCAAGGCCTTTTATTCCATTTTCTCTCTGAGTACATACCTCCCTTTCCATACAAAGCCAATAGCAACCTTTGCAATCGGCGTCATCCACCGGCACCAACTCCAAAATTGGAATAATTTCGCTCATTTTTTTACCTCACTCAATACGGTTGTCCACCTGGTTTACTTACTTGGCGGCATACTCAGCCGCTTAACTTGCTCCATTACCTCCAACGCCAACGGTGCGATGCCTATCGACTCAGCCGGATCTACGCCCCCTTTGTACGTTGCCCTGCACTTTTCGACATCACCAATCGGAACCGGCTTAGAAATTGGCCTTCCTGCCGCCTCATTCTCTACCTGGTATCGCCCGATCAGCATGCGCGGCCACAATGTCGGCGGATTAAATGCCATGGCCTGATACCGCTTTTCAAACCGGCCCTGCAAAAAGGTGAGTTCGTCAACTGGTGTAGCGCAAATCTCTGGCCAGCTTCCCAGCCCCTCCAGCGCCGCGTGAGCTATCGGGTCGTCAAGAACCACCGTATCCCCTCCTCCTACGCAGCGGATCGCGTAGTGCACCTTTGCCCACGCCTTAGCGGCCCTTGTCGTGCTGCCACCATCAAGGTACCGGACGATATCGGCAGGCTTTGGCATGAATTGCCCATTGTCTGCGTTCATCATATGGCCCCGCAGTGCCCGCTTGACGTCTTCCAGCTCATAAACTTTGAGAGCCTGCCAGTACAGGGCCAGAAACTGGGGGCTGCTTTTTTTCGCGTACAGCTCGCATACCCCGGTCATCTGTGTTAAGAATTCGCCTTCCTCGTTATCTTTCATGCCCGGCCCGCCCTTATGATCTCTAGCGCCTCACGCGCAGATTGCTGGTTATGTTCGAGTAGCGTCATGGTGGGTTGTCTTCCTGTAGACGGTTTAAGGTTTTGATACCAAGCCAATTTGAACCCAACCCATCCTTCTGATGCACAAACCCCAACTGCGTCTGCAAAAGATAATCCCGCCTTTTCCGCCTCTCTGGTTATGCCGACGATAGCTGTCTCGGTTAAAGGTGACCTCTTTGCCTTCCGGACAACCAGGTAATCACTTGCCACTTGATCTGATACACCCAAATCAATCAGCGCTTGTTTTGCGGAAAATTTAGGAGCCGCAGGCGATTTTTTCTTTGTATTCTCTGTGTAGTCTCTGTTAGTAGTCTCTGTAATATAAAGATTACCGCAATCTGCAGTCTCCGATACCCGCAAATTGCGGTAATCGATGTCGTCTAATTTGCGGTAATCGATCCGGTAGTAAAGTGTCTTGTTAAACTGGTTGTTAGAAAGGTTTTTTGCGACAACAAAACCATCATCACGCAGCGACTTTAGTGCTCGATAAATCGTGTCTTCTGAGAAAAAAGGAAACTGCTCGCGCCACTGGATAATTGTGTTGTAAACCCACTTTTCCCCGTCTATTTCGTCACGCTGTACGCCTAGCCAGTAGTGTATCTGCTGTAGGATAAGCGCTTGATTTAGGCCTAGTGCTACAGCCAGAGATGGCATTACCATTAGCGGCGGTTCGTTGATTAAAAGCTTGCTCATGGATTATTTATCCTTCTTTTCCAGTGAAGCAAGTCCCAGCTCGATAAGCCGTTTTGCTGCGTCAGAGAATGACTTACGGCCCTCTTTTTTCTGAAACGCATGGATCATTCCAAGTAATTCTGCGGGGAATAAAATAGTTTTTAACATAAAAACCCTTTTTGCTTTTTTAATAAATGTTTCAGAACAAACCCATCTATCCACGGGTGCGGCCGGTGTCTTCCGCTGAGTACATCAGCAAGAAGAAACGGGTTAATATCCGGTGTCATTCTTGCGTAGCGGTGTAGGCGATGCCAGCGGGCCTTGTATGTTGCATTCATTTTGAAAATCCTTAAATACCGGATTTCTCCGGTCCAGTCCTTTAGATGTATTTGATCGCGGAAAGCAAAGCGCCGGTGCTAAAGCCAGTTTTGTATTTAAAGCCGCGTTCGATTACCGGAAAGTCATCCGCCGGCGCGGTGTTTTGTGCCGCAACTTCCGCCATGTTTGCCATGAGCGCGTCAAAGTCTTTTTTAAGCCGCTCGATTTTTGTCATTTTGTTGCCCCGTTGCGTTGTTTGATTTGATGAAGTGATTATGAACTGTTATGAATAGTTATGCAACACCACCCCGCGATTTATTTTCACCAGGCGTAAAAAAACCGGCGCATTGCCGGCTGCTGGTTTGGGTTACTTTTTTGCTGCGATTTTTATCTCATACAGATCGCCGGTTGAATAATTTATTTGATCCCATCCTATCATCATAATTTCACGCGGCTTCTGCCCTTTTCGCTGACACATAAACACCAGGTATTTTTTCATGGCCATTAATCCGCTTGAGGCATGAACCCTTTTTGTCTGCATGGAAAATCCGCGCTTGATATCCCCGTCGCGCCCCGATGAAAATTTGATGAATGGAAAATCCACCTCGATTATTTTTGCTTCTTCGTTAGTAAAATAAATCATTTTTCTACCCCTTTGCTTTTTTGCTTTGATAGATTGCCAGACTGGTTTCAGATACCAGCCACTGATTTCCCCAGCGGATAGCCACTAGGTCGCCATTTTTAATAAGTCGCCGCACCCACTGGGTAGACGTTCCGAGTTTTTCCGCCACTTCTGTAACTAACATTTTTCGCGCTCGCTATATTAATAATGAGAATTTTAGCAGTTACATACTCGAAACACAATTTAATAAGATATTTACGCGGAAGCACTTGCGCTAACGAAACAATACGCGTAAAGTTCAGTCATCGGCTCAGCAACAAGGCCAACGCTCTTTAGCTTTGATAAAGCAGGAATTTAAGATGAACGAATCAGAACAACTGGTCGTAGAAGGCGCACTGTTAACCGTCGCATTCACCGACTACCAGCGGCATCCGGAATACGTAATCATTCAATCAGTCGAACATGCAGGCGTAGATATCACGCTGCTTATTGATGATGGCGTGATTGGCCGGGCGCTTATTGAAAAACTCAACGCGGTGGCTGACGAAATGAATGAGTCGGCCGAAGCTGCGAAATTTATCCCGAGGGACGAGCGATGATTATCAGAATTAAAAACAGTGACGTAAGTGAAGATCTGGCCGTGCTGAATAATTTGCGTGATCAGGGTTTCGTGATTACCCAGCGTGAAGATGCTTTCGGCAATGTCGAGTATCACGCGGTCAAACAAGGGGATTGAGATGCGCGTAAAAATCAAGGTAGAAAACGAAGCGGCCGGTATGGCCGTTTTTAATGCACTGGTAAAACATGGCGCTACGGACTGCGACTCAATGCTTAGTATTTGCCTTGAGGGCAAGGGCTTGAAAAATTGCTTTATTTGTATTGATTCTTTGATTGAAAAAAAGACACTTAAGAAACTTCTTAAAACTTGGCCATGGGATGTAACAGTAAAATGACAAGCGACGAATACCACGCCAGTGAGGGCACAAGCAAAAGTAAGCTGGATGTGATTGATGTGTCCGCTCGACACTACTGGTTGCAGTATTTGAATCCGAACAAAAAGGAAGAGGAAAAAACAAAAGAGCATTTCATTATTGGCCGGGCTAGCCACTCCGCGGTATTGGAGCCGGAAGACTTTGAGAAAAGCTTTATTACCATCCCGGAAAGTGCGCCAAACAGACCGACCAAGGCACAACTTAAGGCGATTAAAAAAAGCGATGCGGCCGCGCTGTCCATTGCGTGGTGGGATGATTTTGATGAAGAGAATAAGGGCAAGACGGCCCTGACTCAGATGCAGTACCAAGACTGCCTGGAGTATCGGGATTGCGTGTGGTCAGATAGCACCGCAGCGGGCCTACTTAAAAATGGCTTGGCAGAACAAAGTCACTTTGCAAAAGATCCGGAAACGGGATTGCTGCTTAAATGCCGACCTGATTACAACAATCACAAGCTGGGCGTGATGACGGACTTAAAGTTTGTTCGTGACGCATCCAGCGAAGGCTTCGGCCGGGCATGTGGCAATCACCGGTACGATGTGCAATCAGCTTTCTACCAAGACGTTTACAAAATGGCAGAGGGCGAAAGTGATTTGATGTTCGCTTTCATTGCCATTGAAAAAGGTGATTACGGCCCCGTACTTGGCATCTACTACGCTGACGATGAAATGGTACGTAGCGGTAGAAACAAGTGGCGGCGCGATGTCAACAGGCTGGCGCAGTGCTACGAAAACGACGACTGGCCCGGGTATAGCTCCGGCGCTCCAGTTAACTTTCCAAAATACAAAAAGGATTTGTGATGACTGAACTACAAACACTACCGGCTACCACGGTAACAACTGCCAGTTTGGTACTTGATGTTGCTCATATGAACAACATGATGGAATTTGCTAAGGTAATGGCATCTGGAGTAGCCACAGTTCCAAAGCACCTACAAAAGAATGTTGGCGACTGCTTGGCGGTCGTCATGCAGGCGGTGCAGTGGGGAATGAGTCCTTTTGTGGTAGCTCAGAAAACGCATCTTGTTAATGGAGTTCTTGGTTATGAGGCTCAGCTTGTAGCGGCGGTAGTTAATTCTTCTGGAGCAATTAATGGCCGACTCAAAGTTAATTACATTGGCCCGTGGGATGAATTTAAACGTAAAAACTTCCCTAAAGATATGGAATCTCAGGTTGGCGTTTCAATTTACGCCACATTTAAAGGAGACACAGAACCAACCATTCTGCCGGTATTTTTTATGTCTTCAATTAAAGTAAGAAATTCCCCGTTATGGACCGTTTCTCCAGATCAGCAAATGACTTATTTGGGTCAAAAGCGATGGGCCAGAGTTCACCAGCCAGAAGCCCTGCTTGGTGTTTATACGCCGGACGAGCTTTATGAAAAAGATATCACGCCACAATATGAATACAGCCAGCAAGAAACGGTTAGAGTTTCTCCGCAGGATCGTTTCAAGATGGCTGCGCAGGATATTGATGTGACTAATGACTCGCCATACACGCTTGATGAATTAATTGCCCAGCTAAGCCGTGCAGCATCATCCGAAGACGTGAAGGCGGTTAATGCACTGGCAAAGTCGCTTAGCGATGCAGATCAGGCCGAATATGCCGAAGCGCTTGATTCGTTTCGCAAGATGAAGAAGCAGCAAGCCGAAGCAAAAACAGAAGCGCCGGCAGTAGTCGAAGAAGTCCAGCCAGTCATCGGCGATTCTTCGGTTGATCTTAGTGGCGAAGACGAAATTCCATATTAAACCAACCGCCCGGCATTGCGCCGGGCAATGAGGACAAAAATCATGCGTAAAGTAATTATTCATGAAGGCACTAAAGACGAAAAACGCGCCTTATTCCATTGCTGGGGATTTTCTTGCGGCGAGTCTGACAATGGAAACATGACTGAGAGTGTGGCGATTATTGAGTTTGATGATGGGTCAGTGACGACTATACCGCCGCACTATATAAAATTTGTAATTCCGGAGATGAAAAAATGAACACACATACTAAAGGCCTATGGGTCGCACACGGTCGCTATATTAAACAAGATTTTTCATTTGCTGGTTTAGGTGAAGAATCGGGCTGTTGCATTGCCAATATTCCGGGCGGAAATAACTCTGGCCCATTCTTTATTGAGAGTGACGCTGAGTGCGATGCCAACGCCCGACGAATTGTTGAATGCGTAAATGGCTACAATGCCCTACTTGACCGCATTGCCGAGCTAGAAGAAGCTATAAATCTATTCGTTGAAGATGGCCGGTATGTTTCTGTCGACGGTGGCGACATTGTAGTTTCAACGTGCGAATCACTGGAGTTGGCAGAAAAAGTTACTGGAAAAAAATGCGCCGTAAATTAATCAAACAAATCACCCGCCAGCGCCGACGGGTTCGGCTCTGGCAATCACAAACTAAGAAGGTAGCGTCAAAATGAAAGCATTCAAATCAATCAACCTATTCCGCTTATCCGCAGATCACGGCCTGACTGCCGAATCAATCTCCGAAGCACTGGCAAAGCGCCCATTTACTCGATGCAGGGCTGGCGACATGATGACTATGGGCTTTGTCGCACCGGCCCCGCATTGCCCGGATCTGATTACGTACGTTAATCAGGGAGCTGTGTTAGTTCACCTGAAGACGGAAGCAAAAATCATCCCGTCAGCAGTAAAAGAACAAGAAACACAAAAGCGTATTGCAGCCATTGAGGAATCAGAAGGCCGAAAAGTTGGCCGCAAGGAAGCCAAAGACATTAAGGAAAGCGTGGCTGATACCTTAAAGCTGACCGCGTTCACAAAGATCACCATGCAACGCGCCATCATTGACCTGCAGCAGGGGCTGGTGATGATTGAAGCGTCTTCTACTGGCAGAGCTGAAGATATGCTGTGCGTGATGCGTGAGGCGATTGGCGTGCTGAATACGAAGCTGGTCAGCACAAATAAATCGCCAGTCGAGCTGATGACTGAATGGGTGGATGCCGACGAAGATCACCCTATTAAAAACAGTGGTTACGCATTTGGACTCGGCACAAGCTGTGAATTAAAATGCGAAGAAGATGGCGGAGCAATTGCCCGGTGCTCAAACCAAGAGCTTGATTCTGACGAAATTAATGAGCATATCCGCAACGGGAAGCGAGCCACCAAACTCGCCCTAGAATGGAGTGATAAAATCAGCTTCCAGCTAACCGAGTCACTCGAAATCAAGCGCATTAAGATGATGGATATTTTGCAGGACCAACTCAAAGGCGCGGACGTGGCCACTCAGGACGCAATGTTTGAATCATCGGCCACATTGTTTATCGGCGAGATGCGCCAGTTTATTCCAGCGCTGATTGATGCGCTGAGCGGAGAAGTGGCATGAACCGCGCACAACGTCGCCAATCATTAAAAACAAAGCCGTCTGTTCAGTTTAACCGTGAGGCCGGCGTTATTGCATTTCATACCCGCCTAGCGCTATGCAATGCAGGGAAAACCACGGAGGAGGATTTAGATATTCTGCTTACTGAACCACTTATTCGGCTGGATCAAATCACCGGCAGCGGAACATTGGACACTTACGGATTTATTCAATTGAACGAAGCTAATTGCTTTGGATTCTGTCTGGCGGCCAGATTGTTTAAGTACAGTGCCAATAAAGAAACAGCAGCGGCCTTTGTCCCATCTCAGCCAGATTTTGAGGATGCAGCAGAAGCGCTTTATCGGGCTGGCGTTCGATACGAGGAGACTGGCCGATACGGGCTGGATGCAGAAGGGATTAAAGCCGTACGTAACTCAATTAAGTGGCTAAAGGAGCTGATTGGCGTAACGACGCGGGATCATGTCCTGCATGCATTGCAGCAGGCACAGGTTATGGTTGAAAACGCATTAATCCAAAAACACGGAAAACTAAAATTAAAAGGGATTGCGTCATGATCCAATTATTCAGCCAGGTAAAAGTGTCTGACGGCCACCCATACCGCGCCGGAACTATCGGTACCGTAGCAAGCTCGGCGGCCGGAGATGGCCGCTGGGTAGTGAGTGTGCCAGCCATTAGCGCTGACATTTATCCTGATCCGCGCACACGGATGCCAATCCAAAGCGCGTTATGTTTGCACGAAAGTGAATTCGAGGTGATGCAATGAATACAAGCCAATTACAACCACGCGCAGCCGCACTGATGGGTTATGGCGTTATGCTGACCAAGCAATACGATCCAAGCGACCGACCGGCAGGAGATAGCGGAATCACCAGGGCGGAGCGTGACGCGGCAGTGGACAAGGAAATACGCGGTAAGATGGCGGAAATTCTGGCGATGTTGCCGAAAAAGTTTACGACACCACAAGCCGTGGAGGCCAACAAAAAGTTAGCGTCACCAATCAAGCAGACGACGCTTTACAATTCATTGCTTCGGTATCACGATCTGTTTATTCCGACCAAGGGAAAAAACGCACGCTGGGTATACACCAAAGTACCAGCATCAAAAACAAAGGTAAATTTATCATGACAACAAAAGACATCGCAGTAATCGCGTTCGTGCTGGCCGTGCTGGTTAGTGGATATCAGCCACAGATCGACAGTGTTTCCGTATGGATGCAGGCATGCTTCATGTTTTCAGGTGGCGTATGGATGCTGTGCGAATTGGCCTGCATGGCAAAACGCTTTATCAAGTATTTCATGACTGATCACGGAGAGTATGAAGGCTAATCTTTGCCGGCCAATCTGTCCCGCTCAAGCATTAGGATCTCAAGCTGAACGCTGGATTCTTTTGCTTCGCGGGAATTTTTCTGTATGTAAACGTAGATCATAACGAGCGAAAGGACCGTTCCAACCAGCGTGGCAAGCTTTCCAATCTCGTTAGGCACCATATCAAGCCATGTAGCCAGCCCACTAGTCACCGTTGTCCCCGACACTGCGCTCGCTGCTCTTGGATCGGTCAATAAGTCTTTGATGCTCATATTTTCGTTTCACTTTTAATAGCATGACGCAGCCCTGAACGATCACGGCCAAGAATGTGATTGATCCAGCTATCAGCTCTAAACTCATCCACTCCGGCATGGTCACGCTCGCATAAAATAATGATTGCCCAGGCATAGAGCACGATGAATATTCCATTGTAGAAATCGGGCGGCAAGTAGAAAAACCACATTAGCCACCCGATGCCATTTGCAATAATGCTGATAAGGCATAGACGGTGCAGGTTTACGACCATTCTAGGCATTGGGTTGATCTGACTGGTTAAGATCATAATCAGTAGATCAGCCATTGCTGCGATGCCGTAATACTGCGGGCCGTCTACGTCCTTAAATGCCAGCTCATGAACCATTGCAACAAATAAATAAACAGCAGCCGCATAAAATCTTGTGGCATTTCGCTGATTAAATATCGTCAGCAATGACGCATAAGCCAGCAAGGAGGCCATTATTTTGGTCGCTGTTTTCCATTGCCGCCTACGTCTTTAGCGGGCACTGATTTTTGTGCTGGAACTGACGCTTGTGCCGGACGCTGCTTTCCGTTGCCGCCTACGCGTGATGGTCGCATTATTCTCTTCCTGTTTTGTTGGTATGCTGATTGTATCAAATATTGACATTTAAAGAAAACCCCGCGTGTGCGGGGTCATTATTAATTACCCAATTTGAACTGGATAAGTTGCGTTAAAGTAAATTGAAAAAGACGCGGTAACGTCAGTATCCTTTAGTCTTGCCAGCCCGCCAGCAGATCCCCACTTGTAAAGAGCAACATCTTTTGTGCCCTCAATAGCCAAGGCCTGTACAGTGGTAAATCCAGCAGGAAGAACGATACCAACATTTTTAAAAATGGAAACCATGGTCGTTTTTAATACTGGTTTCCCAAGAACTCCAATCAATGTCAGATCACCCGTGGCCCCGCCCAATGATGATATTGAAATCGTTCCGGCTGTGTTATAAAACCAATCCCCCGCGTTATTGTTTGCTTCTCTAAATAAATAAACAGGGTCTCCGGGTGTCGTGCTTCCTTGTAAGGAAAATACGGACGGCTGAACGTAAGGGGTGGATATTTTTTTCTTTGGAACGGAAATATTAAACTTAACGCTTAAATTTTCACATAAAAACTTAGCAATTAAATCATGGCCATAAATATCAAAATGCAATCCGTCTGAGTTGTAATATCCGCCATTGCTTACCTCGCACCGATCCATTCTGATATTTTGATGCTTGTTTAAATCGCAGTAGACAGATATTGCCGATATGTAGTCTTGATACGAGAATCCAACAGGGGAGTAATACGAAGACTTTGGTGGCGTCCAGATTGCAAATTTCACACTATTTCCGAGGGCTGCTTTATATGCCGAAACCAGAACCTCAAGGCTGGCAATATAAGCTGACGGAGATAAAACTTTATCAATGGTGTTGTACATATTATTTGTGCCAAGGCAAATAACAACAGTTACACCACTATTCATTTCATTGAATGAAAGCACCTGCCCGGCAACTTCTGCGACGCGAGACGGCACGGAATGCTCAGCAAAAGTCCATCCTGATTTTGCGGAAATAATGCATTGATTTGAATTTGACTGCTCGCGCTGGGCAATAATGGACGTGACAATAACCGTGCCACCAGACGCAACAATATCAACCGAGTCTGATTCTGAAATGTAAAATGCGCCTCCTGATGGATTTACCCCATTTACGGTATGCTTAATTCCAGACCCGCCGGCCGCAATTGTTTTGTACAAAACTCCGTTCAAATAAAACTTAATACTTCCGGTTGTTAATGAGGCATCGTAAAAGATATCAGCATAAAGAATTTCTCTTTTTGTGATGGTAATTTTCTGGCCGTCAAGAAGCTGAAGCCGTGAATTTGACGCGCCCCCTTGCGTTTCTGACCCGGTCGACGAGATACCAAATTCAGCATCTAAATTGCACTGACAAGACATGTTCAATTGCTGCTCAAAGCGAGGGCCGCGACTTTGCCCTAGACCTTTGTCTTGTCCGTTCAGTATCGACCTGACAACCTTATTGGCGTACCCATTTCCATAGTTTACCGCCTCGGCAACCATGTTTGAATCGCCCAAGAAAACAGTGAAACTGGGGTTTTTATTTGTTGGGAAATAGGTGGCAGATTTTGGCCGTGAAAAACTAACATCGAACAGCTCTTTATCCAAGCGAAGCCCTTCTGTGCCAACCATGGACGAGCCAGTTACTTTTGACAGGTCAGATACGACGGATCCGCCACCGATAGTCTTCACCGCTGCAAGTAATTGGGAAGACCCAACCTTTTCAACTTGACCGTCGGCAACAATTCCAGCCTCTGATAGCAGCGCCTGATGAAAGCCTTCAATATTGTTGCCCCAGTCTTTTTCTAATGGGGTTCCGTCATCCGCGCCCGGTACGGATTCGTTTTTAATTGAACCAAGCGGGTAATTTGAATCTGGAACATTTGCTCTTGGCGAGTAACGATCATAAGGCTTTAACATTAACTAAACTCCGAAGTGCTGCCCAAATTGGGCGTATTTATTTCCCCAGCTGTATTGCCCACCGAAATAGGTGACAGCTAAGGCCTCTGTAAATCCAGCAAACCGAACACCCTGCGGCTTAGGTACGATATTGAATTGAGTTAGCAACATACGATCAACGTCACTTAATTTCTTTCCAAACGTCACGCTAAATGACATATCTTCCGGGTCATTCACCCTGATTTGCGTGTCTCCGGTAATAAATTCAAGCGCCGTAATGACGCTGTCAATTGTAGCGTCTGAATTATTCTTTGCAATTTTTGACTTAATCAGCTTTCTAAATATTTCGTCACTTACTGCGGCGTTAGTAATTCCTGTTGGCGATCTAAACTGATTTTTTTTCCCGCCAAATTGAATTTTTGACCCACCCCAATCGCAAGCGTCAAATTTAATATTTGCCTCATACGACCGGTCAATGACGACAATCCGACCCAGTACGTCAAGTTGATCGAATGTAGCGTGGTCGATGTCGTAGCTCAAGCGAATTGAATTATAAACCGTCTCAAGCTGGCCGGCGATTTCGGGTGTAATGCGATACCACGCCACCGCCTTGGGTTTGTTACGGTACTGAGCATAAATACGATCTGGCGTCGTCATGCTACTGTCACCGCAATACGCGATGCTGCCCAGCGTGATAGCTGATTAAACGCAACTGGCACGTTTGCAGATCCGCCATTCAATGTCATGGCCGTAATGTAGCTATTGCCATATTGGCCCAACACCTGCATGACTGGCGCGTAAAGCCGGCTAAATGGCACGGCCTCGCCAATATCGAACCCTTGTACGCTATAACCGCACTGAGCCGCCACAAAGTCACCCGCCGCATAGTCAAGAATGGCCTGTGTAATGATTTCGTCTACATTGCTTGGCAGACTGCCATCGGATTTGACCGACACCGTCACAGTCATGTTTACGTCGATTGGGCGGCTAAATTTAATTATTTTGGTATTTTGCGGATGCATTTTTGAAATAACCGTTACCGCTACAGCAGTTCCAGCTTGATATAAAAATGGTGCCCCTGGGTTCTTTTTTACATAAATAGCAAAGGCAACGTCATCATCAGTTCCGCCATCTGCAATCACGGCAATACTATTTGCAGGAAGTCCGTTAGCGTCTACCACTTTGGTATCGTTTTCATAGATAAAGCAGCGCCGAACCCCGTCTACAGAAAGCAATTCGCCAAGCATGGAGTCAATCTGATTATTTCCCGGCCTACCCACCCCTTTGGCGCGTTCAATGCGCAACTCCTGATCTTTCTGCTTATTGAATCCAGAAATGGCCGCGAGTGGATTTGTGACTGCCTGCCATCCGCCGACCGTATCAATAATGCGCGTAATGGTAGCTGGGCTAGCCTGAGTCGCGCCAAGCTCTGCACAGGTGGCGGTTACGCTGACCGTACTGCCGGGGCCAATCACCACGTCTTTATCGGTGATCCATCGCTTGCCATTTTCTACTGACTCCACGCGCTGTCCGGCAATAATTGGTGTTCCAGCTACACCGGACAAGGTTAGCGTGACGGTGGACGGAGTGCCAAGGCTTCGGCGTGTTCCGGTGATAGCCGCGATAACGTCTAGATCCATGGCTTTAGCTTTGGCCGGATCTTTGGAGTTATAAGCCTGCTGACCCACTTCATCCAGATTGACACTGGCGATGATGGCCTCGTCTT